GAAGATCGACCGTGACTACGTGGTGGGATTCTTCGATTCTAACATCTCAGACGGTGGCAACTTTGAGGAGTTCACCGATCAGGAAAGGATCGTTCGGTTCGACACGACGATCAGGGTTCCAGCTGTCCTGCAGCTGGATCCAGAAGGAACGAAACCGTCGATCCAAGTTGTGAGAACTGCTTTTGGTCTGAACTTCGGGGAGGAGCAGGTTTGCTTCGTGGATGACCCCGAGGACATCGAGAAGATCTTTGGACCTAAGTGAGTGGAGAAGAAACTCGGGAAAAGGTGCTTTTCAACCGAGCTCAGTCTAATTAGAACGTAAGAGTCCTCTCTGACTAAATAGAGCGGACCGAAAAAATCTTCGGGGAGAGACCAACCGATGGCTCAAAAGTTCATTTCACCCGGTGTGTTTACGACCGAAATCGATCTCAGCTTCCTTGCTCAGGGAGTTGCAGGGATCGGTGCAGTCTTGGTCGGTCGCACCCCAAAGGGACCTGCGTTCCTTCCGATGTTCGTCAACGGGTTGGACTCGTTCGCATCTGTCTTCGGCGATCCGAACCCCAAGTTCCAGCTGCCGTATGCAGCCAAGAACTATCTGAAGAACTCGACCAGCCTCACGGTCGTCCGAGTTCTCGGACACGATGACGGCACCACGGCAGCAAGCGGGTACTTCATCGAGGCAGGAATCCAGGCCATCACCGACGGTCCCGTCTCTGGTGCTCTTGCCATCCTCCACCACACCGGATCGAACGCGGCCCTCACGGTCACCGGCGTTCCTCTGGATGCCAACAACTTCATCGTCAAGCTGACCGGTTCTGCTGGCGTCATCTTCGCGACGACCGCATCGTTTGTCCAGACCTCGAACAACTACATCGACAAGGTCCTCAACACCGACCCGACCCTGTTCGACACGTACGGTCACTACCTCTACGAGAACTTCAAGTACGCTCGGCCGGCCGCCTCCGCTTCATGGGGAGTCGCTCCGATCACGGGTTCGACCACGGACTTCGAGCGGAACTTCTCGGCCGGTGCCACCGCCTGGGTCAAGTCTCAGCCGATCGGTGGACAGGAGTTTGACCTCTTCCGCTTCGTGACCCGAGCACACGGTCGGGCAACCAACGATGACGTCAAGGTCATGATCGCGAACGTCAAGCCTTCCCCGGCTCCGACTGCCACCCCGTTCGGTACCTTCGACATCGTCGTCCGTCGGTTCTCCGACACCGACCAGAAGATGGTCACCCTGGAGACCTTCACGGGAGTCAACCTCGACCCGAGCTCCAAGAACTACCTGGCACGGGTCGTCGGCGATCACATCGAGAACTTCGACACCAGCCAGCGGAAGTTCATCGGCTCCGGTGACTTCGAGGCCAAGAGCAAGCACATCCGAGTTGAGATGGCCGAGGGAGTCAACGCTCCTCACGAGGCCCTTCCGTTCGGTCACCGCGGTTACACCAAGGAGCTGTTCGCAGCCACCACGGGTTCCGTCGCCGCTCAGGTCCCGGACATCCGCCTCACCGCGAACCAGTTCGACCGGGCACACAACCTCGACCAGAACATCTGCTGGGGAGTCTCCTTCGTGTCGGGCGGAATCGCCGACCGTATGCGGGCTGATCCGAACGACGCCGAACTCGGTGCCGATGAAGACTTCAGCCTCTCGAAGCTGAGCTCCTCTTACTACAACGGTAAGCAGGTGTGGGACTACGTTCCGACCCTTCCGAACAACCAGCAGTACGTGGCTGTCTATGGATCGGCCTCGCTTCACAAGTTCGTCCTACCCTTCCAGGGTGGATTCGACGGGTTCGATCTCCGGATCGCTGACCCGCTCTACATCGACAACGCCGCCACGGACGATGTCTCGTGGGGTGCCTCGGCCCTGGCAGTCGTCGCCGCCAACCGAGCCCTGGACACCATCGCCAACCCGGACGCGTTCGACATGAACCTCCTGGCTGTCCCCGGTGTCAACAACATCAAGATCACCGACCACGCTCGGCAGGTCTGCAACGATCGCGCAGACGCCATGTACGTCATGGACATCACGGGATCTTCAGTCGAAGAGGCGATCGGCCAGCTGAAGGCCCGCGAGATCGACGACAACTACACCGCCTGCTACTACCCGGACATGAAGATGAATGACCGGACCAACGTCAAGATCCTCCGGATCTCCCCGTCGGTTGCAGTGGTCGGCGCGATCAGCTTCTCCGATCGAGTCGGTCAGCCTTGGTTTGCACCGGCCGGTCTCAACCGCGGTGGACTCGGTCAGTTCGACGTGTTCGACGTGACGGACCGCCTGAACTTCCAGGACCGGAACGACCTGTACGACAACCGGATCAACCCGATCGCCAGCTTCCCGAACGAGGGAATCGTGGTCTTCGGACAGAAGACGCTGCAGGTCAAGGCCTCCGCCCTGGACCGAGTCAACGTCCGCCGGCTGCTGATCTTCGCCAAGAAGACGGTCGCCTCCGCCGCGAAGCTGCTGCTCTTCGAGCCGAACAACCCCCAGACCTGGCTGCGGTTCCTCAACGCCGTCAACCCGATCATGGAGAACATCCGGCAGAACCAGGGAATCGAGCGGTTCAAGGTGGTCATGGACACCACCACGAACACCAACGATCTCATCGATCGGAACATCATGACAGGAAAGATCTTCCTGCAGCCCACGAAGGCGGCAGAATTCATCGACCTGAGCTTCATCATCACGAACGCCGGCGTGAGCTTCGGCGAGTAACATCGGAAGTTTCTGAAGAAAGGTGGGGTTGATCCCCCACCATTTCCTCTAAGAAAGGAAAGGAGAGCGTAGATGCCTATTCACTCATTGAATCAGCAGGTCACTGGATCCGTCGCTCTCACAGAGGCGGTATCGATCAGTGGGTCGTTCAACGTCTCGGCAGTCGGTCCTGAGACCGGCGCGACTGGATCGCTGGCGCCCATCAGTGGTGCTCTTGCTGGATTCGTAGACCCGAATGGCAATCTCATGCCGAGCCGGGTCAGCGATCTGGGTCACCAGATCGTCACCGGTTCCGTCGGCCTTTCAGGCCCGGTCGCCGTCTCGAACTTCCCAGCGGTCCAGGTCGTCTCTGGTTCGAACTGGATTCCGACCATCACTGGTTCGGTTCGTGTTGAGAACTTCCCCGTCGCTCCCGCTGTCCAGGACGTCACGGGTTCCAACTGGACTCCCACCATCACCGGTTCGGTTGTTGTCTCGAACACGGTCAACGTCGCAGGAACGGTCGCCGTATCGAACTTCCCGGCAGTCCAGGCAGTCACTGGCTCCGTCGGAATCACCGATCCGGTCGCCGTACTCCAGGGAACCTCACCCTGGATTGTCTCCGGTTCCAACTGGATCCCGACCGTCACTGGTTCGGTCCGTGTCGAGAACCGAGTTGACGTCCGCGTCCTCGCGATGTCGGCCACTCTCGTCGCGACTCCCGCGACGGCGAGCGCCAACGTGACCATCATCGGTGCCAACCCGGCCCGGTCTGGTCTCACTGTCTACAACTCCACTGGCAAGATTCTCTACGTCAAGCTCGGTGTATCCGCCTCTCTGACGGACTACACGACCCAGATGGCCAACGACGACTTCCTCGAAGTTCCGTTCGGTTACACTGGTCGAGTCGACGCCTTCGCCGCAGGCGGTGCGAACGGAGCAATCCGCGTCACCGAGATCATCTAAGGGAATAGGTGACATGTGGCTAACAGTCCACGGGTAGTCATCTATGACGCCGACGGTGAGAACCCTCTAACTGGACAACAGGCGAGCTCAGGCTCGCTTCCTGTCGTCTTCGCTCACGATCAGTCGACCCTCCCAATCTCCGGGACGGTCGGCATGGTTCTCAATGGGGCTCCGGTCTCCACGACCAACCCCATCCCGATCACGGGCAGCGACATCTCGGTAGTCGTCAAGGGTGGAGTCACGGTCAACATCTCGGCCTCTCTGCCGTTGACCGCCTCCATCTCGAACTTTCCGGCGACGCAAGTCGTGTCGGCGTCAAATTGGGTCCCGACGGTGACCGGCAGTGTGAGTATTTCTGCTGCCGTGGCCGTTACCCAAGGTACCAGTCCCTGGGTCGTCTCAGGGTCAAACTGGGTACCTCAGATCACAGGATCCGTGGTGGTGGCTAACCGAGTAGACCC